GCAGTAGACAGGAATTGAATAGCTGTGCCTTTTGGCATGGTATAGGACAAGATGACAATGCCGGAGCCGCCAGCGCCACCGCCTGTGCCACCACCACCGCCGCCGCCACCTGTATTAGCAGTTCCTGCAACGCCTGTGCCTGAAGTTACGCCAGCACCGCCACCGCCATTTCCACCTGCTCCAGCAGTTCCACCAGAACCGCCACCACCGCCGCCAGCATAGTAGGTAGATGTGCCGCTTATGCTAGTTGCAACGCCAATGCCGCCCGCACCACCAGCAGATGTATTTGTGGCAGGAGTACCGCCAACTGCACCCGCGCCGCCACCGCCGCCAGCAGGATAACTACCACCAGCAGCAGGAGTGCCACCACCGTTGTTTCCTTGGCTTGGAGATGTGGATGGAGTATTGCCTGCGCCGCCATTGGCGCTATTGCCGCCTGATTGACCGCCGCCACCAGAACCCCCGCTATTTCCAGCCGCGCCGCCCGGAGATGAGCCGCCACCACCACCACCACCCGCTGCTGCAATTGCGTTAAAAGACGAACCAGTTCCGTTGTTGCCTGTAGTGTTATTGCCAACGCCAGCGCCTCCAGCGCCCACTGTGACGGTGTATGTTGTTCCAGGGGTTACTGATAATCCTGTGCCAGTTAATAAACCTCCTGCGCCTCCACCGCCAGCAGAATTTCCACCACCTGACGCACCACCCGCCACAACAAGATAATCAACAGCAGTAACACCAGCAGGGGCTTTCCATGAGCCTGACGCAAGAAACTGCTCAATGACTAAGTAGCTTCCTCCGCTACGGGTGATGAAAAAATTCTTAGACGCAAACATTATGCAAACGCCTGTGCTGCATTGCCGTACCAAACAGAGCCATTAGCCACAAAGCTGATGATGTCAACAGCCGATGCGGTTGCCGTAATGGTCGGCGCAGTTCCGCCAGGCCATTTCACGCCGGTAAATGTCGCTGTGGTCATGCCGGAAGATGCCTGAGTCAGAATCAAAATGAATGACTTTCCAGCAGTCGCAGTGGGCATAGTGAATGTGCAAGGCGTAGAGGCTGTCAAAGTTGCAGTCAGCACCGTCCCAGTTGTTAGCGCCAAGGTACTAGATGCGCCAACCGTTCCAACCGCCTGGACGGTCTCAACATAGTTGGTTACCGTAGGGTTGGTCAGCGTTGTGCTGCCGCTGAAAGTGTGCGTTCCTGTAGCAGTCAGAGTACCGGCAACCGCCAGGGTCTTACCTGATCCGACATTGAGGCCGACGCTGGTCCCTGTTCCAGCAGCCGCAAACAATGCATCAAGAGAGTCCAGATCGGTGTTGATCTTGGTTCCCCAGGTGTCGGTGCTTGCGCCAACCTCTGGCTTGGTAAGGAGTAGGTTTGTGGTGGTCGTATCAGCCATGATTTACCTCATTGGGTTGTCCAACTCTTAGACGTTGTGCCTGATGGTGTCCAAGTGTTGGTATTGTCAGAAATTATAGTCCAGCTATCCGTATTTGGGGATTGTGTAGTCCATGTCGTGGTAGACGTGCCAGAGTCAGTCCAAGTGTCTGGGTTGATAGGCTCCGGCTCCCATTTCAACCTGGCGGCAATCAGGTCCAGTGCTGCGGCCGCATCCGCAATCTGCACCAGGTAGATTGACCCTCCAGCGCCAAAATTGTCAGTGGCAGTGCCTGCCTCTAGCATTGCAATGCTAAAGGTGCTACCAGCAGAAGAGTAGGCATCACCGCCACTTAGCAGTTCCAAAACATCAGCAAAGATTGAAACTACGCTGGCTTGAGTATCAGTCGCAGTTCCTGACTCTGCGCTGCTGACAAAGTAGGCAAAGGCAGGCGTCAGTGTGTCTGAGAGTGTTCCAGATTCAGTTAAAGCTGAACTCAGAGTGAATGTGCTGATCGTAGTATCGGATGCCGTTAGAGAGTCAAGCGCGTCGGCTACAGCAGTCAGCGCGTTGCTTACAGCGTCAGCAGTTGATCCAGACTCAGCCAAGTTAACTGGCATGACAACAAAACCAACTTGGTCATCATTAGCACTTCCGGATTCTGTAGCGAATGCCACTGCTACCATTTGGTTGGCTAGTGAATCTGCCGCCGTTGCGCTTTCTATGGCAAAGGCTACAACGCTAAAACTAGATGACTGACTATCTGATGCTGAACCTGTTTCTGCAAGTTCGGCCACCGCATTTAAATTATTTGTAGTTGAATCAGCAGATGTACCTGATTCTGCTAATGCCACTGGCATTGATAAATTATTATTGATGTTATCCAATGCTGCTGCATTTTCTGATATGGCTAATGCAAAATCAACTGTCAATGATTGACCATCGATAGAAGTTACTGTCTCTAGAATGGAATCGGAATAGCTTAAAGTTGATAGCAATCTATCAACCGCATTCATGCCATAAGCGTTATAGCCGTATGCTCCAGCGCCATATCCTGATGTTCCCTCTGTCAGATTTTCAGAATATATTACAGCGGGAACACCGACCAATCTGTCGGCTGCATTCATGCCATAAGCGTTATAGCCATACGCGCCAGCGCCGTATCCTGACGTTCCTTCTGTAAGACTTACAGAGTACGTTGTGCCAGATAGGGTGCTAAATGGGCTTTGTGAGAATGCTGAAAAGCCAAGCATGGCATTCCCTACTCGCCTGGCGAGGTTTCTAGAATTGTGGGCTGGTTGCCAGCCTCTACCCAATCAATGTAAGCGCGAAAATCAGGGTCTTGGTCTGACTGACAAGGCGCGACCACCTTGCCGTCGGCATCCCGCGTGACGGTCCCTTGGTCAAGAATAATTGTGTACATCAGTAGTCCGTCTCAATCCACCAGCCGCCAAATGCCATCCCTGTCGCTGTCGCTCCTGTATTATTCGTTATCCAGTGCCTAAAGGAAAGGAATGTTGTATTCGCAGGCAATACAGTTCCAGCAGTTCCAGTTAAAGTTCCAGTAGCTATATCCCCAGTATTTAGTCTGGTGACTTGGTAATACACCGTATTGTTTGATGTTGGTGGAGCAAACAAAGCAAGTTCGTACCAGTCGGTATCTGAGGTGTTCGCTGGAAAACTTGTTCCTAAGTCAATCGGAGTTTGAGCAGCAGAACCACCGTAATAGATAAACAGATTTGTGTTTGCTGCTCCCTGCCCAACTCCAATACAGTTTGTCAATGTAGATGGCTCTACGTTAGTTGGATTAGCAACAGATGAAGTCATCCCTACAAATGACCTTTTATTTGCCGCATGACTATAGTATCCAAACCTACTGGTCATATAAAAACCACCGTAGGCAGTAGATGTGGCAGAACCTAGAGCATAAAAATTTGTTCCGATTCTTGCGTAACCTAAAGTTCCAATAACTGCTTGAGAAGCAAATCCAGTTCTTGGCGCTCTAGTAAACATACTAGTTGCTGCTATAGTTTGCGCGCTGTTATTAGCAACTGTAGTATTGACCGTCCATTGTTCAACATTATTAAATCCAGGAGTTGGATTTATATATGCTATGCGCTTATTAGACAATGCTACTTGCAGTGGATATGCTGCATTAGTAGCATTCAAAAATGCTGGAGCCGCATAGCCTCCTGCAATGTTCCTAGCAAATGTTTTCAAGTTACCAGCAGACGGTGCGGCTGGATTTGATGCAACCGTAACGCTGGAAACTTGGTCTGTCGTACCTGTCAGGTTGACGGTTGTGAATTTTCCAGTTGATGGTGTCGTTGCACCAATGGTAGAGTTTTCAATTGCGTACCCGCTGACCTTGTCGCTTGCGTCTTCGTTGACTGATTTTGCGGCTGGGTAGCTACAGAATACGTTTTTTGTACCAGCGGAGAAGTTGACCAGGCTCCCGCTATTGCTTGAACTCAGGACGGTTGTTCTGGACAGAGTTGTACCGGAAGATGTGTATGTACCAAGGCCCACTTCCCACTCGGATGTACCTACTCCAGCAATGGTGTAGTAGGTGGTATTTCCATCTCCGATAGCAGCAAAAGACTGAAAACCGGTAGCTGCACCCGCCAGGGTAACGGTTCCAGTGCCGGTTGTGGTTGTGGTTTCTTGAACCCGATCAGCAATTACAAGAGCCATTGAAGACTCCTACCGGTCAGCTTGCGACAAGTTCGTCTTCTTTGAAGAAACGCTCTTGTGCCTGATTGAATTGATCGGTGTATGAAACGCGCAGCAGGAGTGTCGAATCGTTATCAACAACTGCACCGACCACAACAGTACCCGTCATGGCCGTACCCTTGATGGTCACGCTGTCGCCTGTTTTGAATGCCATGATTGAATCCTTAGACAGACGCGGTGTAGGTGACGTTCAGCGTGTCGCCAGACGCTACAGAACGATTTCCACCAGTAAAGCTACCAGCAGAGTAAAGGACTCCCGTAGTGGTCGCACGCACCTGGGTAACCGTCAACAATGCACCAGCAATAGTCGCGGTGGCGTTGATGCTAAATGAGGTGGCGGTGGATGCCTTGGAACTAGACGCCGCAGCGTTCCATGCAACCGTGATCCTATTTGAGCCTGTGTATGCGGTGCTTTCGGTCCAGCCAGCGTGAGATGCCAGCGTGTCACCAGCAGCGTAGGTTGGAGTGCTTGCGCCATCCACCAGGCCCATGTACCAGGCTGCGGTGTACGCGCTGCCAGCAAAATACTTGTCCAGCAGATCATTCTTTCCGACGGTCACCACCAGGTTTTCGATGGTGTCAACCCACTTGACCTGACCATCTTCGCCTACGCACTTAACCTCATAGCGGCCAGTGACTCCGATGGTTTCATCCATATCGGATTTGCGTGAGATTGCTACGCTTGAGGAGTCTTGACCATTGATACGCTCTGATTGCATTTTGTTCTCCAAAACTGGGAAAATTTTAACCGAAAGACCTGGCACGCGCCTTCAGCACGCCGCCGGTAGTAGCACCGCGCTCATCTGCAATTTGCAGTTCCTCAATACCTCGTTGGTACAGGCCAGCCCACACTTGAATTCTTGCGTCATCCTGTAGGTATGGTGCGGCCTGGAGCAGTGACCCGTACAGGTACACATCAGGAGCCTTGGTAAGCAGCCAGTTGGTGGTGTTGGACGTGGATAGCTTGGCGAGTTTGCTGTAGTAGATCAACTCGCCGGTGTAGCTTGAATCAGGGATAGGCACAACTCGGATCTGAGAACCTACAACGCCAAAAAACTTAGGCTTTCCGCTGGATGTGTAAACAGTCAGCAAGTCATCCAGGCTGTCAATGGTCTCAAACTGCAAAGGCGTTACGGGGTTGGTGTCCATCTTGAACGTCCGCGCCTCCAGAAAGTCGCCTGGCGTTGCGTTGTACTCTGCGTCGATGGTGGCCGTGGCGCGGGTAATCATCTGGGTGGTGCGCAGCACGCGCTCCATCTGCGCTTCTGCAAGAGAGACAAAGTCGGTGATGGCAGACGTGAGATCGCTACGGTTGAGCCAATCGGCGACCGAGGCTTTCAGTTCAGCGTAGGTGCTAAGTGCCATGCTCTGCCTTTTCCTTCTCGATGTCGCGCATCATCCAGGTGTGGTCGTGCTTGAATTCAAACGTCCCGATGTGGCCGATCTCTTTGCTCACGTCGTGATCTATCCAGATTTTATACCCTGCATCTTGCGCTTTACGGCAGAAGAAGATGTCCTCTCCGATGTAGCCTCTGGCGTCGGTGCGCCAGGGAGTCTCGAACCAGGGTTCTGTCAGGTTCTCAAAGACCTCACGCTTTATCAGCATCACGCCCATTCCGATGCTGCCAACTTCCTCGATGCCGGTTGACTCGGGCATGGTGTAGATCAGTTCGCGCTTGCCATCAGAATCGTACTTCTGAGCAGTCGGTCCTGTAGGGATTCGCCGGCGTGCGCAGTTGGTCGCCACGATGTCCAGGTCGTGCTTGAGCAGGCGCTCGATCATGTCCTGCGGGAACGTCATGTCGGAGTCGATGAACAGGATATGGGTGCAGCCCTCGGCCATCGCATCCAGCGCTAGGTCAGCACGCTGGTTTTGGATTAGCGTGCCCTGCATGATTTTCAAACTCACTGCGTCTGTCGTGTTCAGCGTGTGGTAACAGACCATATTCACCAGGCAGTAGGTGAAATTGGCGTGGACCATGTCACGCGCTGGCGTGCAAACGGCAATGTAGTTGTTCATACTTGTCCAGGTCTCGTTCTGAAAAATCTGTTGTCGGGGTCATTGAGCCAGCGTTTCATGTACGCCTGATCGTCCAGCTTGCCCTCGGCCTTGAGTTTGTAGTAGACGCCCTCTGGAATGCTGGCAACGTGATGCCACTCGCCCTTCCAGTTTGCGCGCTCATCTACATGGTTGAAATCTGCCTTGTTCGCTTCAACAACTGCTGTGACATCCTGCTGAGTCTGAATTGTTGCCTGGCCAGTTTCATCGTTGTAATGCCAAAAGCGGGTGATACCCGCTTCCTTATTCTCGTCAAATACTTGATTGTTCATGCGTTAAAAAAGGGACCAGGTTGCCCTGATCCCTTCCATTGATTACGACGTAATCAGGTCAGCTGCCAGACCGTGGGCATTTTCTGCCAACGTCTTAAATCCCCATTCGCAAAGCAAAAGTCTCTTCTCGGCATCGCCGGTCTTAGCAAGTTCGATTTGCTGGTAAGGACGCAGCACAGTCATCTTGGCGTAGTCTGGGTCAATAACCCATGCATCACGTTCACGTTGGAAACGGTTAGCAATAACGGCCACGGTTCCGAAATCGCTGACGTAAAGATCCACGGCTCCAATTAAAGTTGCAGGTTTCTCGCCGCCGTTGATGTTGAAACGGCTGGAGGCGATACCAGAAAAACCGCTGACGCGCTGCTTGTTAACAGGGCCTGTCATCAGAATCTTGGGCGTGCCGCCAGAGGTCCACACTTGCTGAATCACATTCTTGAGAATGGTCTCAGTAAAGGTACGCACAGTGCCGTCAGTACGGGCGCTGTTTGGCAGCGTGGTATATGACGGGTTAGTACCATCAGTCTGCTTATCGACGTTGGTCTTCACAAACGCACCAAGAGATGCCGTACCGCGTGCGGTGCTGGTGCTACCAGCAGCAGCCACAGCGTTGTTCAGCATAGTGAACTCTTGGTCGCGCTTCAATTCAGCGCTACGCTTGGCGATCTGGTAAGCCAGTTCGCTGCGACGGCCAGCCTTGTTGACCACCTCTTCAGTCGCGGACAGGACAATAGTCTTGCGCGAAATCTGAGCGTAGTTTTGCAAGCGAACGGTTGCGGTAACAGCGTCAAAAGAGGAGACATCGTCACCCTCAATCTGCTTATTAGCAGCGGCTGCTGCCAAGGTATCGGTCTGCCACTCAAACAGGGAGTTGCTGATCGATTCACGTCCAATGTTCGATTGGAATGGCGTTTCTTCCGGTGCGATATTGGTGATGATGTTGGACAGGTCTTCACGGATACCTTTGGCGTCAAAGGTCGTGAAAGTATTGGTTACGATTGCCATGATTTACTCACTTTAATAAAAGTTCAATTGCGGAGACCGCGTCTTGGACGCGGCCACTTTTTGCAAGACGTTGTTTTGCGCGCGTTGACTCGCTTGTCGTGGAGACTCGACCCGCTGCACCTGGCTTGGCTGGTCTTGGGCCATTGTTGGTCACCGGCTTGATGTTGCCCCGCTTGGACATCATCTGCTCGTACAGTGCCGCTTTACGCAGCACGTTCACGACGCGGTGATCAAAAATGTTCTTCAGTTCATCAGGTTGGAATCCGGCTTTCTGCCCGAATTCAATGAGTAGCGCCTTCTCTGCCTTGGCTTTGACGGGGTCCTTCCACTCGGGTAAGACTTCCATCAATTTGTCTTGCTCTTGAGCAAGAAATGCCTGCATAGACTGCGCCTGTTCTGCGCGTGAGATTTCTGCAAGACGCTGCTGTTCGCTCTGAATAGCCGCGTACTTGGTCTGGTTCTCTCGCACCAACTCCTTTTGCCTCACCCACTCGATGGGGTCTTCCTGATAAAGACGGTCCCAATCGATCTGAGGCTCTGCTGCCTGCTGAACCTGTTGCTCCAACTGTCCTAACAACTGCGCGTACTGCGCACGCTCGGCGCGGATGGCCTGGCTCTCTTGCTCTACTTGCTTGCGCACCTCGGCAATCTGCTGGGTTTTCCGCGTGTAGTCTTGAGTGCGTGAGTAACCTTGTTGGAGTTCGTCAAGCGTTACAGTAACTTCCTTGCCATCTACTTTGACGGTGAAAGTCTGCGGCTCTTCGCTCTCCTCTGATTCCTCATCTTCCTCTGACTGTTCGGTAGGCGTTTCATCGTCCGATGCGTCTGCATCACCGGACAATTCTTCATCCACCGCCGCCTCAGTTTCCTGAGATAACGCCTCGTCGGGTAACTTTTCTCCGTCTTCCGGAAGTATCGCCGTGAGTGCCTGGACTGCTGCGTCCATATTTAGTGATTCTGTCATTTGCTAACCCGTTCCAGCGCACGCTGCGCCACTTTTGCGTTGTCGATGGTCTTTGTCAGTTCACCTTTGAGGTTATCTATTGCCCTCAACATGGACCAGGCCATCTCGCGTTTCGCGGATTCTTCGGGTTTGCTGCTCTTGAAAATCCAAAGTTGTTCGTTTTCAATCTTGCTTAGTGCCGTATTGAACGTCTCGTCCTCTAAGAGTTCCTGTGCCTTGCGGCCAGAGCGAATTACTTGATCTGTCATGCCATTCCAGGTTGGTTGATGGTTGCCTCTCGATTCATGCTGGTGACAGCTTGAATCTCAGCGTTGCTGATTTGTGCGTTGTACTTTAACTCAATTTCGTATTTCTTTAGTAGTCCATCCTGCGCCAGTTGGTCGCGTCGGAAGTCATCGTCGCGGATCATCTGCTCGCGCTTGAGTTCCAACTCGGCTGCCTTCTTCTGGATGTCGGCCTCGATGGACTTGGCCTGGACCTCGGCCAGCACCTCTTCGGGTGTCGGCTTGGGAGGTGGAGGCGCTGGCGGCTGGTAGTCGGCTGGGATGTCGTTAAAGAACTGGCTGGAGTCCTTGAACCCGCTGAGTTCCACAATCTTGCGCAGGGTGCTGGCGTACATGGACGGGCTTACCAGCGGGTTCTGAGCGCCGAGTTGCGTCAGCGCCTCCTGCTGCTTGGCGCTGATCATCATCAGAGCCTGCAGGCGCTCGTTGGTGTCGCCGTTGCCCAACCCGATGTTGATGCTCACGTCCATGTTGGCGTTCCAGGCGCGGGGATCGATCTCCACAAACTGGTCGCGCAGGCGAATCATGCGGGGCTTGTCTTGGTGGGTCACCATCAGGAACAGGATTCCCTTAAACAGCTTCTTCATGCCCTCGGCCATCATCCGCGCCGTGAGTTCGATGCGGCCCTGGGACGCGCTGATGGTGGCGGCCACCGCGGCCTTGGTGCTGGACTGCAATGCGTCGGCGTTCAGACCCATCGCGGCCTTGCTCATGCCGGTTCGGTCTTCCTTGATCTGGTCGATGTAGTCCAGCATGGGGAAAGCTGCCTGGCCCACAAACGGGCTGGAGAACGGTTGAACCATGCCAGGGGCACGCATACGAATGATGGCTCCGGTCTCGTTGTTCAGCACGTCGTCCATGTTGACCTGGCCCTCAACCACCGCAGTGCGGGGGTGGATGGACTGCGCCAGAGAGTCCAGCGTGTTGCGCAGAATCTCGGATTTGATCTCCTGGATGTCGTGCGTGATGTCAAAAATGGACATCGCCTCAATGGGGCTGGTGTGTGGCTCTGGGTCGCATGGGAAGTCCACGAATGGGATGTAGGACGCCGGCAAATTCCGCACAACCTTGTAGCCGGAACCCATGCAGCAGATCTTGCGCAACTCGGGGATGCCGTCGCCGTCGTAGTCGATGCGCTCGTACGCCTCGATGTACAAAACCCGCCGCTGCATAGGGTTGGCGCTGTCGGTCTGGCCGACGGCGGTCGCCAGCGGCTGGCGTGCCAGGTACTCCTCGTTATCGTCCAGGTCGGAGGCTGTGACGTTGTCCAGCACCTCGTCCTCGTCGTAGCCCATCGCAATCAGTTCTGCGACAGTCGCCATCTTCCGATGCGCAATCAGGCTGCAATCGTCAAAAGACCGCGCACGACGGTCAATCAGCAATTCCTCTGGCGGCACTGCCATGATCTTGATGCGACCGTCCTTAGTGACACGCTTAATCTGCACGTCGTGCAGCATGGGTGGCGGTGGTGGAGGCATCATCTGACCCGTCATAGGATCAATCATTGGCTGCATTGGTGGCGCGTCGGGGTCAGGGTAGCTGACAACAATCTTGACCTCTGCCTGCTCCTGCATCAGTATTTGTAGGGTCTGGTCATCTAGGCCACTGAAGTCGGTAATCTCCACCTTCTCAGAGTCCTCCCACCAGAATTTCGCAATGCCGCACTTTCGGACCAGCGAGTCCTTGAAGATGGCGTAGGTGGTCATAAAACCATTGTTGTCACGGTTAAAGATGAAGTTCGCGTAGTCTGTGGCCTGCTTGGCGTACTCCACGTCTGCCGGTGTCTCTGGGACGTACTCGACGGTGTTCTCGCTAGAGAAAAATACCCGCATCAGGCTGGGCATCATGGCGCTGACGGTGTCGCGCACCTCCATCGCCACCACCTGGGAGCGCCCGTCTTCCTCGTTACCAAACGGGTCA